TAAAGGCTCACCCGCTTCAATTTGTTCTCTTATAAGTTTGGGGTCATATTCAAAGTTAACCCATTCTGTTATCAATCTTTGTGCTGACATTTTATTCTCCAAGTATTTCTTCAGAAAGCTTTAAAGTTATTAAAAACTTGCTTAAGTTATCTTTAGAAACATCGTTTTCATTTAAACTACTTAATTTGTCTTTTATATCATTATACTTATTATTTAAAATGCTATTGTCACAATTTTTCATATAACTTTCAAAAAGCTCAAGACACTCATTTTTTATATTTGAAAATGCCTCTGTTACTAACTCATCTTTTTCGTTAGTATATAAGTTAATTAATTTTTTCTGTGATTCTGACAGGATGTTGCTATATTTTTTATCAAATATTTCTTTCATTAACTTTCTAGTTAAGTTATTAGGTTGTACTACTTCTTTAATAACATTATCAACTTTTTTTGTTAAATTTTCATGCAAAACTATTTCATATTCTGTAACTTTATCAAAATTGTTATCATTGTTACGCCACTCATTAAGAAGTGTTTGAATTGTTGCATAAATCTTGTAGTTACTAACATTTTGTTCAAAAATAACACCTTTTCCAAAGGTATAGTTTAAATCTTTAATTAATTTTGATTTCTCTTTTTCAAGCTTATAGTTATCAAACATATTATTGGATGCTGATTTAGCTTCTGTTATTATTAAATTTGCAAGGTTATCTGTTACCTCATGTGTTTCTGCCAGAGCTTTAAACAGTTTAAATTCTTTGTATAACTGTGAATTTGTGTTAAAATTTTCTTTAACTATATTAATAGCTTTCTCAGCTTCTGGCTTATTATCTTCCATTAATTTTTCGCATATGAAACTCATAACTTGCTCATATATTATGCCTACGTTTCTTTTTTTATTATGAGATTTTGCCATCAGCCTTCATCCTCTTTGTTTAAAAAATTATCATCTATAAGTATATCGTATTCTTGATCATTGTCTTCTTTTAGCAATTTATTGCTACTAATTCCTATATTTAAGCTATTTCCCATTGACTCCAAGTCTTTTGACATTCTATAAGATAACTGTTTATCTATGTGTTTACTTACAACAGGACTTTGCGGCATAATACCATCCATTAAACTTGCATTTATATCTTTACCCATATAGACTTTATCTTGCGTTAACGCACCACCGTGTGCCCAGATTTTTTTATCATGAGTATTCTCTCGACCAGCGCCTGACATTTTAGCTTGTTGTCGAGCTTTAATTGGAACCTCCTCCAGCTCTTCACCCCAAACATTTAATTGTTTATCTTTGTCTTCAGGATTATCATTGACTTCATCATCTAAACCATCGATTAATTCGTCATATTCATCTAATTCTTCTTCAGACATTAACCGGCCTTTTTTAATTTCACCTGCAAATAGTCCTCCAGCATCTTCTCCTCCAGCTTCATCGCCGCCTCCACCTTCGTCTCCACCACCAAATAATCCTCCCATATCACCACCTCCCATATCACCACCACCGGCTGCGTCTTCTCCTCCACCTTCATCACCAAAAGTTAAGTCATTACTTTGAGGCAATTGAACGCCTTCCAGTTCCATTTCTCTTAATTTATCTTGAACTCTACCTTTTTCAATTCTTTCAATTTCATCATTATTTAATTCTAAAATGTTTTTGCGAATCCACTCTTTATCAACCATACCTTCTGGTGCCTGACCGGATATTTCAAATCGAGTTCTTATTAGCTCTAGTTTTTGCTGTTGTGCAATACTTGATGGATTACTTAGTTCAAGATTAAAATCTAACAGATTATCATCTGTATATCCGTGAGAATACAAGTGAATCATTGCTATTTTATTAAGCTCAGATATAATTGTCTTTTGGATTCTTTGTATAGTTCTACTAAATCTAATGTCTTCTTGTGCTAGAGTTGCTTTTGCACCAATATCTTCGTCATAACCAAGATATGCCTTGGGAATCTTTAAAGCAGCAAATAGTTTCTTTTGAATATATTCAACGTCTTCAATTGCTGTTGTGTTTGAACCACCTGCAAGAGTATCAATTCTTGTTCCACTTTCACCACCACGAACAGGCAAGAAGTAGTCTTCGTCAACTGAAAGAGGATTGTATCTTAGGTCTACTTGACCAGTTGTTTTATCAATAACAGCATTTCTTTTAAGTGAAGTTTGTGCTTGCTCCAAATAATCTGCAATATTTTCAGGTGGTATATTACCAACATCAATATAAAAAACACGTCTTTCAGGTGAACGAATAACACGATAAACAAGCATAGCATCTTCAATAAGAATCAATTGCCGCCATACTCTTCTAGCACCTTCTAAAACAGAAGAACCGTAAGGTAAGAAAGCATCGTTACCTAATAGTCTTAAATGAGATACTTGCCAATTTTCTAAAACCTTGTTTCCTTGTGTAACCCATCTAAATCTTACAGCTCCCGGATCTTGCGGATCAAATCCTTCTTCTCTTTCCATTTCAGCAATAGGAATAGGAAAAACATTAACAACGCCATATTCTGGGTGAATATCATTAAACAGAAAGAAATCTCCATACTTGCAGAGATTTCTAACCCACATTACTAAATTAAAATCAATATTAAGTGTATCATAAAATAACTCAGAAAGAATTTTTTTAATCATTTGATTTTCTGAATGTATGTGCAAAACTACACCATTTGCATCAGGTGACACACATTCTTCTGAGTAGATATCTAATGCAGATGATATTTCTGGCGTGGCTTCCATTTCTGAAAAATCTGAATATCTTGCCATTCTATCATATGAACCATATGCGCTCAATGTACTATTATATACATCACTATGGTTTTTCTTAAAGACCTCTAGCGATGATTTAGAATATGTAGTATTATTAAGTTTCTTTATTTTTCTTCTAACAACAGGACCAGACCTAAATAGTTGTGTTAGTTTTGCAAATAAGTTTTCGTTTTTTTTAGCCATTTTTGTTATTTTCCTATTAACCAGCTTAAATCGCCTAATGGATTTTTTCTACTTGATTGCTTGTCACCTGAAAATTGGCTGTCAGGCATATAAACAGGTAGAAATGGATTAACTGTTTTCTCTGCACTATTATAGAAAGGTGACATCGAAGTTTTATCAATATTTGTTTTATTTAATTCCATTCCTTTAAGTATAGCATCAGCCTGCTGAATTTGTGAAACATTATAAGTATTCGAATTACTATCAGCTAACCAACTACCTATTGCCAATGACATTATTAAATCGTCATTATAACCTTTCATAGCAGTTATTTTTTTACCATTCCAGACAAATGTTTTTAATTCTGAATATAATCTATTTGAATAAGTTTTTATTCTACCATTTCTTAGTGCTTCTTCAAAGTTAGCAAGAATCTTATCTCTACTTTCTTTACTAGTTGTAAATCCTGCTTTACCTAGATTTTGTCCTTCACCGTAAAGATACTTGTATTTCTCTTTTTCAGAAGAAAAATAAAGATTTTTATAACCTAAATCACCTAATTTAATTAACATTGTATATCCATAAGCATTGTTTTCTGGACATACCATAGCATTATTAAATCTTTTTGCAACATCATAAACAAGAATTGCAAATTGATCTGGTGGTATCTTGCCTTTATACTCTACTGAAATAGACATATTATTGGTATTAATTACGTGAAAAGCTGAATAATCACCGCTATCACCTCGAGCAATGTCAGCTGAAAGTATGTAGTTTACACTTTCTAAAGGGTATTCCCAATACCACACATTATTTTCAGGCCCACTTTTTTCAATTGGATTTCTAGTTGTAATTCTAATATTTTCTAAAATATCATTAGTTAAAAAAGTATCACCAGAAGAAGCAAAGTCACATAAAAGTTCTTGTGCAACCTGTTTTTGAGACATATTTTTTGTCTCTTTATTAAACCAATCATCACCTCTTTCAGGATGAACATCCCACATAAGCTTAATAGGATTGAACTCATTTTCTTTTCTAGAAGCTTTTGAATATATCTCATGATATTGTCCACCAACACCATTTGGAGTTGATAAAAGAATAGCACGACCACCAGTTGATAGTGTTGGATATAAACCCATCCATAATTCATCAAAGTTTCTTACAAAAGCGGCCTCGTCTACAATCAAAAGAGAAAGAGCTTCTGAACGTCCTGCATCTTCTGATGTTGGTACTGCTTTTATTTGTGAACCATTTGAAAATTCAACCTGCTGCTTGTTGTTAGCTGTAATTACTGGTACTAATAACCACTTTGGCATTGACTTTAAGTAGGTCTTGACTTTTCTTATAAAGTTTTGTGCAACTGCTAGTTTAGTAGCAATAATTAAAATATTTTTATCTTTATAAAAAACTGCTTGCCAAACAGCATATGCAGCGACCAAAGTAGATAAACCTAATTGCCTTGATTTTAGAACAATATTAAATCTATGTTCATTAAACTCTGAAACGCAGTCATCTTGAAAAGGATATGTTTTAAAAGGAATTAATCCTCTCAAAGGGTGCTGAATTTTTAAATGTTTGTTCATAAAATGTACAGGATCTTTCCCACATCTTACAATTTCAGCAATTTGACCTTGTTTAGACTTTAATGAAGCCATTATTTATTTAACCTCAAAAAAACAAGTACAAGAATATTTTAGTTTTCTATGAGGGCTATAAGGACTTACTGTTAAAGTTTCTAAACTATCTTTACTATCAACTTTTTTAGTTTTAAGATCTCTTCCTGCACATTGTTTAAACTCTTTTTTAATAAGCTTTAATCTTGAAGAAATGACTTCATTTTTTTCTTTTTCTAATAAACTTAGCTGAGCGTGTAGATCTGATTCTCTAGCAACACTCAATATTGTTCTAAAACTAATAGACATTGTGTTTTCATTTTCAAGTTTAGCAATAGTTTTTCTAGAGCCATCTTCTGTTAAATTATTGTATACACTGTCAATACTATTGCCTATCGACATAACAAAATCATATTCCATAATTTAATTCCTTATTATTTAGTATATATTAAATATATATTACAATTCTTTATTTAAGCTATTTATAAGGTCGCCAGCCTTTTTCCCACTTTTCTTTATTACTATAATAGTAAATTAAATAGCATTGTTCACAGACGTCATTATTCTTTACAGACTCAATATCATCTACGTTATTTAACATAGTTTTACAGCAAGGACAGCTTAAAGGTATAGTTTTACTGCCAATAGGTCTTTCAAATTTACAACCTAAAAAATATGTGTACTCTGTTTCATTATCTGTTTTAATCCACTTTTGTTTATTTATATTCAACATAAGAATCGTTACCTTTTACAGTTACTTCTAAATTTTTATCAACAACATCTTTAATTGCATCAACATGTGATATTATAAGAATAGTTTTGAAATATTTCTTCAAACTTTTTAATAATTTTGCGCAAGCTTCAATATTTGAAGAATCTAGTGCACCAAAACCTTCGTCAATAATGAATATATCAGACTTAGGCAACGTTGATATGTTTGTCAATGCAACTCTTATCGCAATAGAAGCCATCATTTTTTCCATACCACTAGCACATTCAATAATCCTAATTGAATCACCATAATCTATATAAACATTTAAATTATTATTGTTTTCATCATCTAATATTTTTATTTTAAAAGACGTTACACCATTTAATATGTTTGCGATCTCATCATTGATTTTTGGCAAATAAGAGCCAATTAACATTGTAGGAATGCCTTTTTTAGAAACTGCATATGAGTATAAATCGTAAATTTTCCAATCTTCAATTATTTTGCTATAAGTTTTTTCTTCAATTTCTAGATTTTTGTAATTATTTTCTAAATCATATATCTCTCTACTAGTTTTTTTGGTTAAAGATTCAATATCATATATACTGTTTTGTAATCGATTTAATTCTGTTTTAACAGTATTTAGATTGTCTAAGTGTTTGGTATCATTAAAACTTTTAAGCTCTTCTAACACAATTCTAAGATCATTTTTGTTACGTGTTAATAGATCTATACTTTCTTTTTTACTACTTAACTTAATAATATTGTTTTCTAAATCAACCTTCGATTTATAATCTTTATTTAAAATTTCATTGTATTTTTCTATTTTTTGATTCAGGGAATCTTTTTCTAATTCTTTAACTACTGACTTTATGTCAAATATAGAAGATTCTATATTTGACATTTTTTTATCAATTTCTTCTATATCATTTTTTGATTCGTGTGCTTTACTGATAAACTTGCAATTAAGAAATTTATCTCCGCAAGGAACTTGATCAAGAATTTTTATTTCTTCATTTTTATTCTTCTTCTGGCTAGAAAGGAAAAGTTTTTTATTTTTATATTCTTTTAACTCTGAAAGTAGATTGTCTAATTTTTCTTTTTGTTCTTTTAAACTCTCAATTGGAAAATCTTTTTTAAACTTAGAAATTTTATCAATTTTTGTATTTAAATCATTAATCTCTGTTTCTATTATACTGTTTTCATTAAGTAATTTTTGTTCCTTGGCTAAGATATAGTCTAGTTCTTTTGAAGCAGTTTGAAATGTATGACCTGATGGGTGGTTGTTTATATTGTTTTCTATGTCTTTTATTTTAAGTCTAAGATTAACTTCTTTTTCTCTTTTTTGCTTTAAATCTTCCTCACCACTAATAAGACTATTTTTTTTATTGTCAATTTGTTCAATTATTTCGTTCTTTAATATTGTCCAATTTTTCTCTTCTGTATTCTTTAAATTATTTTTAAGAACAATATAATTTTCTCTGCTATTTTTGTAGAGCTCTTCATATATGTCAAGATTTAAAAATTTTGATAAAACACTTTTTCTTGCAGACGATTTTTCGTTAATAAAAGTATTCATTGCACCCTGCGAGGCAAAAGAAGTATAAAGAAAATCATCTGATGTGCCTATTAAGCCTCTTAAAATTTTCTCTGTTTCTCTTCTTTGTTCTTCAGATTCATCAACGCTAGAACTAGTTTCAATTAAACTTAAATTTGTATTTGCAGAAAGTACATTTTTTTTATTGGTTTTCTTAATCGTTTCTCTAATTACATCGTAATTTTTAGTACCAATTGTAATATTAACTTTTGATTTACATTTTCCTTTTCTAATATTAACAATATCTTGATTTTTAATTGCCCCTCTATCGGTAGTATTAAATAGAGTATACATTAAAGTGCCAGGAATTGATGATTTTCCTGTTCTATTATTACCAAAAATTCCTACTACACCATTTAATTTGTTAAAGTTAATATAGTTATTTTTACCATAAGAAAAAGTATTGTCAAACTCTAAACTATTAATAGACCAATTTTGTCCAAATATATCTGTAAGATTGTTTGGAATTTTGTCTAAGTTTTCTTTAAATAAGAGGTCAA